GCGAGGCCACGCCGCCCCGGACCTATCTCGGCGCGTCCCGTCTGGGACACGCCTGCGAACGCGCGCTGCAATTCGAGTTTGCCGGTGCGCCGAAGGATGAGGGTGCCGATTTCAGCGGGCAGACGCTCCGGATCTTCGCGATTGGTCATCAACTCGAGGATCTGGCGATCCGCTGGCTGCGGGCCGCTGGGATCGATCTTGTCACCCAAAAACGCGATGGCGGCCAGTTTGGGTTCGAAGTCGCGGGCGGTCGTATCCGAGGCCATGTTGACGGGATCATCGCCGATGCCCCGACAGCACTTGGTCTGCGCGCCCCGGCGCTCTGGGAATGCAAGACCATGAACGCGAAGAACTGGCGCGCCTGCGTCAAGGACGGCGTCACGGTTTCCAAGCCTGTCTATGCCGCCCAGATCGCGATCTATCAGGCCTACATGGAACCCTCGGTGCCAGGAATTTCGGCCGCACCGGCGCTGTTCACGGCGATCAACAAGGACACGGCCGAACTGCACCATGAATTGGTGCCGTTCGATGCCGATCTGGCGCAGCGCATGTCTGATCGTGCGGTGCGCATCCTGCAGGCCACCGACGCGGGTGATTTGTTGCCGCGCATCGCCGCCAATCGCGATTTCTTCGAATGCCGTTTCTGCGCTCATGCAGAGCGGTGTTGGGGGCTGTCTGCATGACCGACGAGCCCAGCGATCCATCCGACAGCGAGCAGGACACACCCATGCGCGACGACACAACGCCAGAAACGCCGAAGGAAAACATCGTCCATTTCAATCCATGGCGGGATTTCAACGACGCGGCCCCGCAGATCGACGTCTTCGGCGACGAGCCTGATCCGGAGCAGATCGCCCAGTTCATGCAGGTCGTCTTCGGCTACTGCGACGGGCTGATCCCGGTCCGCAGTTTTATCGACAAGGGTCAGGGCATCGATGGCCGCCCGCACAACATCTGGCTCGAGGCGGATCAGGCCGCGCCCGAAAAGATGGCGACCTTCGCCACATGGGCGTCGCGGGAGGGCGCAGCGGTCTATGTGATCCCCGGCACCGTGGCCGCGCCTGGGCAGGCCAAGGCCGCCGAGATCCTGCAGATGCAGACCGTGGTGGTCGATCTCGACACCGGCGATATCGCTGCCAAGCGCGCCCATCTGGAGCGTCACCTTGGGTCGCCGACCATGGTGGTGGAAAGCGGTGGCGTGACGCTGGAGGGCCAGCGGAAAGCCCATGTCTGGTGGGCGCTGACCGAGCCCGCCGAGGGTGACGACATCCGCCGTGTCTGCCGTCTGCGTGGTGACATTGCCGCCAAGGTCGGCGGCGACATGCATTTCCGCTCTGCGCATCAGCCGATCCGGGTGGCGGGCAGCGTCTATTACAAGAGTAGCCTGAAAACGCAGGTGCGGATCGTCGAGCTGAACGCCGACCGGGAGCGTGATCTGGCCGAGTTCATCGAGGCGGTGACCGACATGCCGCCCGCGCCGGGCATGTCCCTACAGCCCGAGTTCACCCATCCCGACAAACCCGCCATGGACGATGTGCTGGTCACGCCGGTGCGCGAAGGGGCGCAGGACGATTGGTCCCGCTTCGAGGGGGCGTCGGCCGCGATCGGCCATTTCATACGCATGGTCCACGAGGGCCGGATGACAAAGGACGAGGGCTGGGAAGGCATCTGCGGCTACAACGCCGCGATGCTGCGCCCGCAATGGCCGGTTGAACGCCTCAAGCGCGAGTCCGAGCGGCTCTGGGAGCGGCATGTCGAAAAATACGGACCGCCCCTGATCCGACTGAACTCCGGCGCACCGGGACCGGCCGAGATGCCCGCCTTTACGCTCGGCACGCTGCTGGATGACGACAGCCCTATGCCGGTGGACATCATCGCACCACGCGTTCTGACGCCGGGCGGGCTGCTGGTGCTCGGTGGCGCGCCGAAGGTCGGCAAGAGCGACCTGCTGATCTCCTGGCTGGTTCACATGGCCGCTGGTGTGCCGTTCCTCGGCTTCACGCCGCCACTGCCGCTGCGGATCTTCTACCTGCAGGCTGAAATCCAGTATCACTATCTGCGCGAGCGGCTGAAGCAGATCGCCCTGCCGCCAGAGGTGTTGGCCGCTGCGAGGGACACCTTCGTAGCAACGCCGAAGCTGAAGATGCTGCTCGACAATGAAGGCAGCGTAAGGGTTGCTCGCGCCGTGCAGGCGGCCTTCCCGGATGCGCCAGTGGACATCATCTGCGTCGACCCGATCCGGAACCTGTTCGACGGCGGGCCCGATGGGGGTGGCGAAAACGACAACACCGCCATGATGTTCTTCCTGAAGGAACGGGTCGAGGTCCTGCGCGACCATATCGACCCCGACTGTGGGGTGATCCTGATCCACCACACCAAGAAGCTCAGCAAGCAGCAGGTGAAGGACGATCCCTTCCTGGCACTTTCCGGCGCCAGTGCCCTGCGCGGGTTCTACACCTCCGGTCTGATCCTGCACCGACCCGACGAAGACTGTTCGCAACGAAAATTGGAAATCGAGCTGCGCAACGGTCCTGCGCTGCCGCCCAAGGTCATCGACAAGGTCGGCGGCCAATGGGTTGAGATCAACCCGATGAACGAACGGCTGGTGCGCCAGGACGTCGGGGCGAAGCACGACGCAGAACGGGACCGCAAGGGCGAGGTGATCTGCGGCCTGCTGTACGAAGAGGCGCTTCAGGGTCGGATGTACACGATGACCCATTTCGCGGAGACCTTCGAGAACACCGGGGGTCTTGGCGGGCAATCGATCATCCGCGAACGCCTGAACGTGCTGACCACCAAAGGGTACGTGAAGTTCGTCCGCGGGGCTGCTGCGACAGCGCTGGACCTGGCGACCGAGCGAAGCAAATACGGTTATCTCTGCGTCGAGACCATGCGCCTTGCGACCAGCCGGGAGCGTGTCGATGCAGGCACCGGAGAGGTCACACCGGAGCTGATCGACGTCCTGCCAAGCCACTATAAATGCCCGCAGACCGGTGCGGTCCTTCCCGTCGAAAACCCGTCTGTCTGGGTCTATCGCGAGGTGGAGGACGCATGATGAAACACGCCGTTTTGCCTTCCGAAATCTGGGTGCAAAAGTCCGAAATCTGGCCAGATTTTGCAAAATCTGAAATCCTGGCGAAATCTGGAATCTGGCTTTTACCATTTGGTTTCAGCGACTTGGAAGGTCCTTTCCAGATTTTGGAAGGGGGTTTCCGAAATCTGCTCCGCAATCTGGATTTGTCTAACAATATCAGTGCCCTATGCCAGATTTCAGATTTCAGAAAAATCCCCCCTAAAGGGGTAGGTGTCCTCCCCGCTACAGGCGGGGAGAGCCACCACCTACCCCTGGGCAATTTCTCGGGCCGCAGTCTGGCCCGATCCACCCCTCGAGCAGCCAATCACAAAAGGAGAAAGCCCATGGCGGACCAGACCATGACCAACCCCAATCAGAACGCCGTCCAGAACGTGCCACCTGCGTTTACCCGCCAGCGCACATTGCTGGCGCTCGATCTCGGCACAACCACGGGCTGGGCGCTGCATGGCGCCGACGGGCTGATCACCAGCGGCACAGCATCGTTCCGCAATGGACGGTTCGATGGCGGTGGGATGCGATACCTGCGCTTCACGAATTGGCTGGGCGAGTTGGAGTGGTTGTCCGGGCCTATCGCTGCCATCTGGTTCGAAGAGGTCCGTCGCCACGCGGGCACGGATGCGGCCCATGTCTTTGGCGGCCTCATGGCCAGTTTGACCAGTTGGGCTGAATTGCGGGGCATCCCGTATCAGGGCGTCCCCGTCGGCACCATCAAGAAACACGCAACTGGAAAGGGCAATGCGCCGAAACAGGCGATGATTGACGCGGCGCGCGCCCGAGGTTTCAGCCCTGCCGACGACAATGAGGCTGACGCCATCGCCATCCTGTTCTGGGCGATTGAAACGAATGGAGGATTGGCATGATGGATTTCAACGCAGAATGGCGCACAATTCCAGATTGGCCGGAATATGAAATCTCCGAGGATGGTCATGTTCGGCGGGCGCTAGCAGGAAAGGGCACGCGCGCTGGTCGCCCGCTCAAGCCATGGACAAACTCGCAGAACCAGTATCTCTACGTTCAGCTTTGGCGGAATAATCGAAAGAAAAGCATTCCAGTTCATCGACTTGTCGCAAGAGCATTTCTCGGACAACCACCTACGAAACGTCACGTGGTTGCCCATTGCGACGGCAGTCGTGACGGCAACCAACCTTGGAACCTGCGTTGGGCAACGCAACGCGAGAACATGGCGGACACAGTCCTACATGGAACGCACAATCGTGGTTCAAGGAATGGCCAGTCCAAGCTCGACGAAGTCTGCGTGCTCGCGATCCGCAAGATGCATGTCTTGGGCATTCCCAGACAGGATGCTGCCACCGGTTTCGGCGTCTCTCGGCAAACGGTCGATGACATTATCAACGGCAAGCGTTGGGGGCATTTCCAATGACCGGCATGCGCTTCACGCCCAAGGGCTATGGCGGCCATCGCCGCCAGCCCGATGAAGTCAAACGGGACGGCTGGAAGGAACAGGGGCTGCTGGCTGTCGCGGTCGACGATGACCGTCTGACCTGGCCCGAACGCGAACTCGTGCGCCAACTTGGCGAGCGTCTCTACGGCAAACGGGAACGGGAGATGCGCCATGGGTGAGTGGACAACCACACGGGTCGAGGATCGGCTCGAGAGCGCCGCCGACGTCTTCCGTACCTTGCCCGGCGTCATGCCGCAGGGCTTTTTCAACGCCTGGCCAGAGTATTTCCATAGCTTCGCGGACAAGGTCGGTCAGGAGCCGCAGATGCTTCGGCCCCGACCAGGACCGCGCCAGATCACCGAAGCCGAGGAAGCGATGCTCTGGCTCCGCTGGCTCGAGCGGGATGATGCCCGGATCGTCTGGCTGCGTGCAGAGCGCACCCCATGGAAACCGATCTGCTGGGAGATGGGGCTGAGCCGGACAGCGGCGACCAAACGCTGGCAGTTCGGGCTCGCGGTAATCACTTGGCGTCTGCATGGCCGCCTGCCTCCCGCCCGGCGCTCGCAGCAGTTCGTGATTGAAAACGCAAACAGCCTGTCAAGAACAATCGTCCTGTGAGGAAATTTTCCGGTGTACATCGCAGGGCCTTACACATTTCGAGAATGAGCCTACAAATTGGATATACTCGGGAGAGAAGCGCGCAGGCAGAGGCCGCGCAGCTGGCTTCCGAGGTCCAACCAAGGATCCAGCTGGGGTCCAGGCGTCTAACCCACTGACTTTACGGGTCCTTCCTGGACGTAAACGTATACGGGCGGGCGAAGCGCGCGATATCGCCAGCGACAGGGCCGTTTTTTTGGGAAGCCACCCCGGCGGGCATCCACCCGCAATCTTCTGAAAACCACAACAAAACAAACTCTTGGAGTCGGACACCTCGGTGGCCGCTGGACCCTTTGCGGAGTCCAGCCTTTCTGCCGGTGTCCGGAGTCCAGGGGTCCACCCCATTGAGGCGCACCGACATCATGACGCTGAGCTTTGCCCCGGACGCGATCGAGACCTGGCCGCTGGCCAAGCTTCAGCCCTACGCGAAGAACGCGAAGGCGCATGGCGCGGATCAGGTCGCAAAGATCGCCGCCAGCATGGCCGAGTTCGGCTGGACTGTGCCGTGCTTGGTTGCAAACGATGGGGAATTGATCGCGGGCCATGGCCGGGTTCTGGCCGCCACGCAGTTGGGGCTGACCGAAGCGCCGGTCATCGTGTTGGGCCATCTGACGGACGCGCAACGACGGGCCTACCGCATCGCCGACAACAAGCTGGCAGAAAGCCCATGGGATGAGGCGCTGCTGTCGGCGGAATTGAACGAACTGCTGGCCGAGGATTACGACCTGTCGCTCGTCGGTTTCAGCGATGGCGAGTTGGACAAACTGCTGGCCTACGTGCCGGAGGGGGACGGCGAGGATGGTGGCGCTGGCGGCTCCGTGCCACCGGTGACCATCCCGGAGCCGCCGCGCAATCCGGCGTCGCAAACGGGCGACCTCTGGATCCTTGGCGAACACCGGTTGCTCTGCGGTGACAGCACCAGCGCCGCCGATGTGCGCCGCCTGATGAATGGCGAGCGGGCAATCCTGTTCGCCACCGATCCGCCGTATCTTGTGGATTACGACGGCTCGAACCATCCGACGCGGAACAAGGACTGGTCCGCGTCCTATGGCACCACATGGGACGACTCTTCGCAGGGGGCAGAACTCTACGACGGGTTCATAGCGGCCGCCGTCGCCGAGGCGATCACCGAGGACGCCGCCTGGTACTGCTGGCACGCCTCGCGCCGGCAGGCGATGCTGGAGGCCTGCTGGGAGAAAGCCGGTGCCTTCGTTCACCAGCAGATCATCTGGGTGAAAGACCGCGGGGTTTTGACCCGGTCGCACTATCTCTGGAAACACGAGCCCTGCTTCATGGGCTGGCGCCGCCCGAACCGACCGCCAAAAGTCGCCGAGGAAACGCTGCCATCGACATGGGCGCTGCCGAGCTTCACCAAGGATGAGCGGCCCGACCA